TTATGCAGGTACGTTTGATACAAACAATTTAACTATTGGGAGAAACTCACACAACATACAGGGTTCTGCAGCAGATTTAACAGTGTCAACCGAGAGAGCAGGTTTTACATTGGTTTACGTAGACTCTACTCAAGGTTGGCTATTAAAGGATAAATAATAGCTATGTCTGAATATAAAGGTATAAAGGGGTTTCAAGTTCAAACCCGTGCAGAAGATCCAAGCGAACCAATCGTTGGAGACTTTTACTACAACTCTTCAACGGGACAATTTAAAACTGTGAACTCAGGCACTGGAAGCTGGGCTAGCGGTGGAAATTTTCCAGGTCCTTATTATTTAAATGGTGGTTCAGGAGGAACCACAACAGCTGGTTGGACTGCAGCGGGAGCTTTATCTGGTAGTTACATTAATGAGTCCTACGAGTATGACGGAACTTCTTGGGGATCAGCCGTTAATATGAATAGAAATACTGGTGGTTATCTTGGTGGTTGTGGACCGCAGATTGCAGGTATAGCGGTATCAGGTTATTCAAATGCACCTCCTGCAGGAGACGTAACAGATTGTGAAACTTACAATGGCTCCTCTTGGACCAGCATCGCAGGTTTACCAGCAGCTAGAAAAGAAAATACAACGGGTGGAACTGCTACAGCAGCGTTAGCCGCAGGAGGTGCTCATCCAGGGGGCACTGGAAACCAAGAGTATTTTGTTTGGAATGGATCTTCTTGGACGGACAGTGGAAATATTAACACAGCAAGATCTAATGCTAACGCAGGTAATGGAATATCCACTTCTATGTTAGTTATAAGTGGAACTGACCCAACAACTACAGTTACAGAATCATGGAATGGTTCATCGTGGACTGAAATTGCAGAGGTAAATACAGGCAGGTATAGGGCACAAGCGGCAGGCGTTAACAACTCAGATACTTTATTTTATTCAGGATCTTTAACTCCAGGAACTGCTCAAGCTAAAACAGAACAATGGAATGGATCAACTTGGACAGAGGTAGGAGATTTAGCACAAGCAAGAAAATGGCCCGGTGGAAATGGCACATCTTCAGCTGCTTGGGCAATGGGAGGAGACACTGGTCCAGGAAGTAGTGAAATAGCTACGACAGAAATATGGAATTTACCAGATTTTGAAACTAAAACAGTGACAACAACTTAATTATGATTTATAAACAAGTAAAAGGAGGAAGAAACTATGGCATATAAATACTGTACAGCGACTAACTGGGGTAAAAATTTTTTCACTCACGAAGAGAGAAAACATTTCCACCTTTCAGGTCATCCTGGTGAAGTATGGGTTGTAGGCGATAATCTTTATGGTGATCAATGGATCGGTAAAGTAGCTGGTGCGATTAAAACAAAAGAAGAAGCACAAGCTATCGTTACTGGTAAAATCGAAGAGGCGCAAGCTGCTTGGGATTCAGAGTCAGATGATTACAAAGCTAATCACCCAAGACCAGTAGTATATAATCTTCCATAGTCTTAACCTATGGCTAAGTATTCGGATATAAAAGGATTTACAGTCCAGACATTGTCATCAGACACTGTTGACAACGCTGTCCCTGTGGGAACATGGGCTAGTGGAGGTGCTTTAGGAACTGCAAGAGTTGCCAAAGGAAGTTCTGCAGGAACTCAAAATGCTTCGTCTGTTTTTGGTGGTCAAACTGCACCTGGCTTTACTGATATTCATGAACAGTACAACGGAAGTTCATGGACAACAGCTACAGAAATGACTACAGCAAGACTCACTAACGCTGGAGCAGGAACTTATAATTCCTCTTTTGCTCCAATGGGAAAAAATCCTAGCACTACAAGAGTTAATAATAATGAGGCTTGGAATGGTTCTTCATGGGCTGAATCTGCTGATGTAAACACTTCAAGAAGAGATGGCGGTGGAACAGGTGCTTCTCACACAAACGCAATAATTTTTGGAGGTTTTGAAGCTGATTCTCCTCCTGGCTCACAATCAGCTAAAACAGAAATTTATAATGGGTCAAGTTGGACAGAAACAGGAGATTTAGGCACAGCTAGATCTACGTCTGGTTCTGCCGGAGTAACAAGCACAGCTGCTTTATTTTTTGGACCACCTTCTAAAAATGAACAGTGGAATGGAGTGGCTTGGACGGAGCAAGCAGAATTAAATACAGGCAGACAATACGCAGGTGGAGCTGGGACATCCGTAGCTGCATTAGCGATTGGTGGGGATGTAGATCCACCAATAACTGCAGCAACAGAATCTTGGAATGGAACTTCTTGGACAGAAGTAGCTGATCTTGCAACTGCAAGAAGACAAAATTTTGGTTCAGGTGTTGATCTATTAGCTTTAGCATCAGGTGGATACACAACAACACAAGTTGCTAACACAGAAGAATTCACATCACCTGCAGTAGTTAATCAAAAAAAAGAAGGACAAATATTTTTTAATTCAACAACAAATACTTATAAAGAAACGGTTCTTGATATTACAACAGGGACATGGTCATCAGGTCCTAAAATGGTTAATAACAGAGGTACTAATCAGGGCAGTCACAGTGGAACACAAACTGATACTTTAGCAGCCGGTGGGTATCTTTCAAGTGCGTATACTGGTAAAACAGAAAAATTTGATGGCACAACTTGGACAGAAACTGGAGATTTAGGCACCGGTAGAATTTACTCTGGCGCTTCAGTTAAAGGATCTACAACTGCTACATTAGTAGCGGGAGGAGAATCTCCAACAAAATCGAACACTGAACAATTTAATGGAGCTTCTTGGACAGAGGTTAATAATTTAAATCAATCAAAATGGGGACTTGCTGGTGGTGGAACCGAAAATGCTGCGCTAGTTTGGGCAGGATACACCACAGGGCCCGTGTCTTCTACAGAATCTTGGAACGGAGGAGCTTGGACAGAGGTTAATAATACAAATAGTGCAGGCTATGGTTCTGGTAATATTGGAACACAAACAGCAGCGTTATGCACGGGTCGCGCACCTAACCCTGTTAAAGATAAAATTGAAGAATGGAACGGAACTTCTTGGACTGAAGTAGCAGAGGCTAATTCAGCAAGATTTGGAGTTGCTGGTTTTGGTTTAAGTAGTTTGGCTGGAATAGCTGGAGGAAATCAAAACCCGCCTAGTTCTAGTGCTCTTACTGAAATATGGAATGGTAGTTCATGGACAGAAGTTTCAGATCTGGTAACAGGATCTACTCGATATAATGCAGGAGCAGGTAGCTCATCAGCGGGTATATCTACAGTAAATGATGACACAGAGTTTTGGGATGTGATACAATTAAGTAATAAAACAATTACAGCGAGTTAATTATGGCAACATACAAGGAAATAAAAGGCGTAACAATACAAACATATGACGAGGATCCAGTTCAAAATGTTGGAAGCTGGGCATCTGGTGTAGGTATTGGAACAGCCAGAGATTCTTTAGCTGGCGCTGGTATTCAAACTGCAACTATTGCAATGGGTGGACGAAATCCAGGAACTTCTTATATAGATCTTGTTGAAAAATATGATGGCACTTCTTGGTCAGAAGTAAGTGAAATAAACACTGCAAGAAAATTATTAGGGGGAGCAGGAACCTCAACACAAGCTTTAGCTTTTGCAGGCAGAAAATCTCCGGGTGATACTAACGTAACAGACACAGAGTCTTGGGATGGTTCAAGTTGGTCAGAAGTAAATGAGATGAACACTGCAAGAGGTCAATTGGGAGGCGCTGGAGCAACTTACCAATCAGCGTTAGCTGCTGGTGGTGGAACTCCATCTGCATCAAACGCCACAGAACAATGGACAGGGACATCTTGGGCAAATCAACCTAATATGAACAGTAGTAGAAGAAATGTTCCACTTAGTGGAACGGTGACTGCAGCTTTATTAGCAGGTGGAGAGGACGGACCTCAAGAGAGAATAGAAACTTGGAATGGCACAGGTTGGACTGAAGTAACAGAGGCTAATAATACAAGATACGCTGGATCATTATCTTGTAATGGTACAAGTTCAAGCACACTTTATTTTGGTGGAACTTCACCACCCGGTTCAGCAATTGCAAACACAGAAGATTGGAATGGAGCGGCCTGGACAGAAGTGAACGATCTTGCTTCTGTAAAAGAATACGCTGCAGGAACTGGTACAGCTACTGTTGCTTTTTCTTTTGGAGGAAGTCCGGACGCATCTGGAGCAGCGACAGAGGAATGGTCTTTCCCGCCAATAACATCTCCTTTTTTAAAAGAAGGTATGTTGTTTACAGATTCAACTAATACAACGTTAAAAGCTTTTGGAAAAGCGGCTGGAATACCAACAGCAACATGGTCCTCTGGTGGAAGTTTAAATACTGCAAGAAGAGGTTGTAGAGGAGCAGGTAGTAATACCTCCGGATTATGTTTTGGTGGACCAGGCGCATCGCAAGGAAAATTAACTGAAAAATATGATGGATCTTCGTGGACTGTAGCAAATGAGTTAAATGCAATAAAAAATAATTCTGGTGCGTTTGGAACGCAAGGAAATGCACTTTGTATAGATGAAAGTGCTGTTGAACAATGGAATGGTAGCACTTGGGCTGAAACTACTGAAATCAACACTGATAGAACAAGTCTTTGTGGGGCTACAGGTCCGTACACTGCTGGAATAATATTTGGTGGGTACACTTCAACGTACGCAGCAAACACAGAAACTTGGAATGGAACTGGGTGGACTACACAAGAAAATTTAAATAATGCAAGATCAACTGGAGGTGGTGCTGGTTTAAGTTCATCAGATGCCATAGCTATTATGGGAGATAGTAACCCATACACTAGTTCATATGTGGAAGAGTGGAACGGAACAAATTGGACTGAGGTTTCACAAGCTAACACGGGTAGGTATTATATTGGTGCTAGTGGAGCAAGTTCTAAAGGTGCATTAGCTTTTGGTGGTCTTACCACAACAGCTGTTAATAACACAGAATCTTGGAATGGGGCGGCCTGGACAGAAGTTAATAATTTATCAGCTGCCAGATTTACAGGTGCATCCGGAAATGTAGGGTCTCAAAATTTATCAGCATTTCTTGCTGGTGGTGGAACTCCCGATGTTGCAAGCACTGAAGAATGGCAAATTGATGATTCTGTGCTATCTACGGTAACTCTATCGTAGACTTGACCTTTATATAGAAAGATATATAAAGAGATTAGAATGAATAAAGGAGATAGAATGTCAAAAGAAAAACGTAATATAGCTACTAAGCTAGAAACAGAGTCAAAGTATTTAACAAACATTTTAGACAAAGACGATGTTAAAAATTTTAAAAAATTAATACCAGAACTACAAGATACATGGATGAAAAAACAAATGTTTCGTACAGAAACAGAAATGAGATTCTCTGTGTTATCAGATAATAAATATCCAACCAAAGCTGCAAAGTATTGGCAATCTGTAAGAGAACAGAATACACACTTTGAAAACTTAGTTCACTTATCATTTGATGCTAGAAAGAATGATGTTGAGATAAAAAAATTACAAAGAGATATTAAAAAAGAAAAAGATTCATTAGAGAAAGAAATGAAACAAGTTGAGCTAGAGGAAAAATTATATCATAAAGCACAAATGGAGTTGGTCGCTAAACATAGGATGAGAGAAGTTTCTCTTTGGTCTAAACTTAAAAAAGAATTTGATGATGGCAACTTTGATAAAGAAGATGTAAACACGCATCAAGCTAAATCATATTTATTAAGATTTCAAAAATCAAAAGAAACAATAACTCCTGGCACATCACAACCAGAAGTGTTTAATATCATGGGTCAATTAGAAGCTTTAGAAAAAGGATTAAGAGAAAATACTTTATCTTTAAATGATAAAAAAACTAAAAAATTAAAATGAAGTTTGACTTTGTCTATTTAGGGCAAACTGTTTTAAAATATGAAGTGCCCCTGGATATATTCGTAGGTCTTAATGAAATCTATGAAAAACAAAAAAAACAGTTACCAAAAGCAAATAAACAATTAGTAGGTAAAATACAAGATGAAGTGTCTTTGTATTATTCTGGTCCTAACAACGATAAAATGCATCAACATTGTTTTGTGCCAAGTGATATACTTGGATGGTTTCACTCTGTATTTGATCACTATACAAATTGGAATAAAATAGGACAAAACCAAAAATCAATAAATTCTATTTGGGTTAATGAAATGAAAGCACATGAATATAATCCTGTGCACATACACCAAGGTAAACTTTATACAGGACTATCGTCTGTAATGATTTTAAAATTACCCAAAGACACAGGTGTTGAATACTCTGCTCCAAGTAAACCTATGAATGGTAGACTTCAAATTATTGGTTCATCTAACGGACAATTTTCTAAAACAGATTATTCACCGAACATGAAGATAGGGGATTTTTATGTTTTCCCTTATGACATGAGACACTGCGTTTATCCATTTAACGGAACTAAAGAAGTTAGGAGAACATTAGTTTGTAATGTAGATGTAGATTATAACCCAATAGCTTCAAGAACTGGATCGGGGCAAAAAGAATGATACCAAAAATGCCACGATGGCAATCTTATGTTGCCACAACTACACAACCCATGTTTACACCTGAACAATGTAAAATGATTATAGATGCTGGTCATCAATGTGCACCTGAGCAAGCTAAAGTGGGTGGTGGAGATAAAGGACAATATGATACGAAGAAACGAGTCACAACAATTTCTTGGATACCTTTTAATAAATTACCACAAATGTACAAAGTTATTGAAAATCAATTATCTATTGTAAACTTAAATCATTTTTATTTTGATGGTGTCAAAATTACAGAACCTGCACAGTTTACGGTGTACCCTAAAAAAGGCTTTTATGATTGGCATATGGATCTTAATGCGTTTGGTCAAGATGGAGGAAACCCAATACGTAAAATATCTATGACATTATTATTGTCAGATCCATCAGAGTTTACAGGTGGGGATCTTTTATTTTCAGAGATGGGGGAACATAAACCATTATCTTTAAAACAAGGACAAGCTATATTTTTTGCATCATTCTTAAGACACAAAGTTGCACCTGTTAAAAAAGGCGTGAGAAAATCTTTAGTCATGTGGTTTGGAGGGCCACCATTTAAATGAGTAAGTTACAAAGAAAAATATTATTTCCAACTGCTGTTTATTTTAAAGATATACCTAACGCTAAAGAACTTAATAAATATTTATTTAAAGAAATAAAAAAGTGGCGCAAAAAATTTCCAGAAGGTGAAAAGAAGACTAACTCTGGCTATGGTTGGCACAGCCCAACAGACATGAATGAAAAAAAAGAATATCAACCTCTTATTAATGAATTATTTCAAATGGCATACGAGTGTAACAAAGATTATGGTATATCAGGTAAATTAGGCCTTGGTAATATGTGGGCTAATATTAACCCAACATACAGTTATAATAAAACACATACACATCCTAACTCTATGTGGTCAGGTGTATATTATATTAAAGTGCCTAAGAATTCAGGCAAGTTGTTTTTAGAAGATCCTAGACCAGGACCTAATATGCATATGCCTAGAAGAGTAGATAATTTACCAGAACAACTGTGGAGAGTGTGTGCTTATGAACCGTTAGAAGGACGTATGATCTTTTTTCCATCTTGGCTCCCTCATGGTGTTGACATAAATATGAATACAGACAAAGGTGAAAAAAATTGGAGAATATCTGTGTCTTATAACTTTATACAAGTACCAGAATGACAACTTTAGTTTACGCTAAATTACCTTTTTCACAAATACATTATCTAGAGCGACCAGAGTTTCACAATGAAGAAAAAGTTTTTAAAAGTAGACTACTTAAGTCATTAAAAGAACACGGTATTGTAGATCCTTTATATGCAGAAGTAGGAAATGATTATGGTAGATATATAAAAATAATTGTAGGCAATAATAGAATGGCTGTGGCTAAAATTTTAGGGATAAAAATAATACCTGTCATTGTTAATATTTATGATCCTACTTTTAAATTAGAGGGCACTCAATGTCGTGAGTTAAAAACCGATGATGAAATTAGAAAATTGTTTACACATAAAACTGTAAACATTAGACGTAATAAAGATGGTAACATTGACACTATCATGCCCCCTCGTTATGATTTAGTATATAAAGATTATGAGTTTTAAAAAAAATAAATATCAAGTTATACGTGGTGCTATATCTAAAGAAATAGCAAATGTAGCGTATAGATATTTACAAATATCAGCAGAGGCAGATCACTGGATGTTAGAAAATGGTTTGACTCACACAGCCAATAAACTTGCAGGTGTTTTTAACGATCCTCAAGTTCCAGGCTCTTACGCTAAGTATGCAGATCGTTTAATGGAAACTTTACTTATTAAAACAATTCCTATTATGCAGAAAAAAACAGGATTAAAGTTAGTGCCTACCTATTCTTACACAAGACTATATAGAAAAGGTAATGTATTAAATAGACATAAAGATAGGCCTAGCTGTGAGATATCTACTACACTAAACCTAGGTGGAGATAACTGGCCTATATTTATCGATCCTACGGGGTCTGACAACGTTATAGACGAGCGTAAAGGTATGAATAAGCATGGAGCACCCAATGGTATAAAAGTAGATTTAAAACCAGGAGATATGCTTATTTACTCTGGTTGTGATTTAGAGCATTGGAGAGAACCTTTTCAAGGCCGTCTATGTGGTCAAGTATTTTTGCACTATAATCATGCAGATGGACAGTTTGCAAAGTCTAATTTGTATGATAAAAGACCTATATTGGGTGTACCCAAAACTCGTTGGTAAAACGTTGAATATCAACGCAATCTATTATAATCTGGAGGTCTATGGCGTTACAAAAAGTACAATTTTTACCTGGATTCAATAAACAACTAACTGCAACCCAAGCTGAGGGTCAATGGGTGGATGGTGATAACGTTAGGTTTAGATACTCTACACCAGAAAAAATAGGTGGCTGGTCACAATTAGGTGAGAATAAATTAACTGGTGCAGCTAGAGCAATGCATCACATTGTTAATAAATCAGGTAACAAGTTTTCTATTATAGGAACCAACAGAATTTTATACGCGTACTCAGGTGGTGTGTTTTATGATATACACCCTATTCGAGCAACTACAACTTTATCTAATGCTTTTTCAACCACAAATAATTCAGCGGTAGTTACAATAACATTTTCATCAGATCATAATCTCCAAGCCAATGATATTATATTATTAGATAACTTTTCTACGATCACTAACTCTAATTTTGGTGCTTCTGATTTTAATGATAAAACATTTATGGTTACTTCTATAGTATCCTCAACAGCTATTACCATCACTATGCCAACAACTGATGGTGGCTCTGGAGCTACCACTTCTGGTGGCATAAGAGTTCAATCTTATTATAGTGTTGGACCTGCAGGGCAACTTCCTGGATTTGGTTGGAGTTTAGGTCAGTGGGGCGGAACTGTATCAGGTGAGGCTACAACAAGTTTAAATGGTGGTATCAATGCTTCAACGACAACAATTGTTTTATCTGATGCTTCTTTGTTTCCTTCATCAGGAACAAGTTTTATTCAAATAGGAAATGAAGAAATTTCTTACACAGGTATTTCTGGTAACACTTTAACAGGTGTAACAAGAGGAGTCAGAAACACCACGGCTGCATCTCACTCGAACGCAGATACCGTAATTAACTCTACAGACTATGTAGCGTGGGGCGAGGCTGCATCTGGTGACTTAGTTGTTGATCCAGGTATGTGGTCAATAGATAACTTTGGTGATAAAATTATAGCCTTAATACATAATGGACAAGTATTTGAGTGGGATTCAAATGCATCTAATGCTACGTCAACAAGAGCCACAATTATTTCAGGTGCTCCGACAGCGTCGAGAGACATGATCGTGTCTACACCAGATAGACACTTAGTATTTTTTGGAACAGAAACAACAATAGGGGATCAGTCTACACAAGATCAAATGTTTATTAGATTTTCTAACCAAGAGGATATTAATACTTACACACCTACAGCAACCAACACAGCAGGCACACAGAGACTTGCGGATGGTTCTAGAATTGTAGGAGCTGTTAGAGGTAGAGATGCAATCTATGTTTGGACTGACACCGCATTATTTACAATGCGTTTTATTGGTCCACCTTTTACTTTTGGTTTTACACAAGTAGGTACTAACTGTGGATTGATAGGACAGAATGCAGCTGTTGAAGTTGATGGTGCTGCGTACTGGATGTCAGAAAATGGTTTCTTTAAATATGCTGGTGCTCTTCAAACGTTACCATGTTTAGTAGAAGACTTTGTTTATAACAATTTAAACACAACAGCTTCACAATTAATCAATGCAGGATTAAATAATTTGTTTGGTGAAATTAATTGGTTTTATTGCACAGAGAACTCTACGGTTGTAGATAGGTGTGTGACTTATAATTATCAAGAGTCCTCTCCAGAAAGACCAATATGGACAACTGGTACGTTAGATAGAACAACGTGGCAAGACTCTTCTGTATTTGGTAAACCGCATGCAACAGACTATGACGCTGATTCAAACACATCTTATGATGTTGTTGGTAATACTGATGGTTGCACTATATACTATGAGCATGAAACTGGCACGGATCAAGTTACATCAACTGCGGTAACTGCGGTAACTGCAAATATACAATCTGGAGACTTTGATATAAGTCAAGGTGGAGACGGTGAGTTCTTTGCAAAAATAAGAAGATTTATACCTGACTTTTTATCTCAAACAGGAAATACGCAGGTAACATTAAATTTAAGAAACTTTTCTAATAGCACTCAAGCAAGCTCACCACTTGGTCCATTTACAGTTACGTCATCTACAACTAAAGTGGATACACGAGCTAGAGCAAGAGCTGTGTCATTAAAGATAGCAAATACAGGATCATCACAGAACTGGAAACTTGGTGGATTTAGATTAGACATACAACCAGACGGAAGAAGATAATGGCAAAGATAGTACAGATATTAACAAGACCATCACCTACATACAGACAAGATGTGGCTGATGCACAGGTAAGAGATCTTGATGCAATAGTGCAAAAATTAAACACAACGTATCAACAAGAATTAAAGGATGAAGTAGATGCACAAAACTTCTTTTTAAATTAATGGCTAATAGTTTTAAAAATAAAAAAGTAGACTTAACTACGACAGATCTTACAACGTTGTACACAGTGCCAACTGCAACAACAACTGTTGTAAAATCAATACTAGTTTCTGAAGATGCTGGATCAGGAGCCAATATAACAGTGACGTTGGTAGACTCATCGTCAAACATATTTAGTTTATTTAAAACAAAAGCTATATCTTCTAATACAACAGTAGAACTTTTGACTCAGCCTTTGGTTATGGAAGAGAGTGAGGTGTTAAAAGTGCAGGCTAGCGACGCTAACGAACTACATGTCATAGCCTCTATATTAGAGATACAGCCAAGAGAGGTAACATCATAATGGAAGTAATAAAACCAAAAGAGATAATAGAGACTATATCTAACTTAAAAACAGGTGAGATATATAAAAATGATGAGGATTGGAAGGCAAAAGGAGTGCCTGAAGCTGATATACGAAGAGATATTAAAGTAATCATGCCAAGCCTTGATTTATTTGGTAAAACCAAGTAGATTGGAAGTTACAGGATTTTAAGCCTGCCTATAACAATTTAGCTAAACTATGACAATATCAAGAGGACAAATGAACAGACAATTACGTGAAGGTGGTGGTATCATGAGCCTTTCAAAAGAAGGTATTGGTGGTGGTGACTACAGAGGTATTGATATGGGTAGCCGAACAGGTTTTGGTATACTTAAAAAAATATCTAGAGGCGTTAAGAAAGTTGCTAAAGGTGTAAAGAAGATAGCAAAGTCTGACGTTGGTAAAGCTGCGTTATTAGCTGCAGGAACTTATTATTTAGGAGGTGGTTTTGGTAGAATACCTGGAGGATTTAAATTTACGAATATACCAGGTGTTAAAGGTGGTTTAGATTTTCTTGGAGGAGTAAAAGGTGGATCTGATCTTATGTTTAATTATGCACCAAATCAATTATCCAGTGCTTTTAAATTAGGACAAAAAGTTTCGGGTGGTGGTATTACCGGTCTATTAGGAAAGGGAGCTGCACTAGCAGGACTATCTACTTTTCTAACATCTCAATACGGTTTATCACCAGAAGAACAAGAACAAGAATTAGCAGATCCAGAAAAATTAAAATCTTATTTAAGAGTATATTATACAAACTTAAATCCAAACGCAGGATCTGAAGAGATAGAAGAGTTTGTAAGACAAAACTCGGCTGATGGTGGTAGAATAGGTTTTGCTGAAGGTCCAGTATTACCACCAGACCCAACACAACCTGTAAATCCTTTTGGGCCAAAACCAGGGGACTTTGGTATTGAAGAAGACATTCCAATAAAAATGGCATCTAATATAGAGAACGATAAAATACTAGAAGCTTTATTTGAAAAATATTTAGACTTAGGCTTTTCTCCTAAAGAAGCAGCAGATAAAGCTAAAGAAGAATTTGATAGAATGAGCATGATGAAAAAAGAAGGAAGAGGTGTAGCAGCTCTAGGTGGTAGAATGGGTTTTGATGAAGGCACAAAGGAAAAAGGATTACAAGGACTAGGTTCAATTATGGATGAAGAAATGGTTGTGATTATAGAAATGGGGCCAGATGGTGAACCTATTTTAAAACAAGTTCCAAAATCTGAAGTAATGCCGGACATGGCAGGATCTAAAGACATTAAAAGAATGGAAAAAGCTAAAGGCGATACTGCAAGCATGAACGCTATGCAAGCGGCGGGCGTCGAGGGACTACCTGTTAGACAAAATCCAAAAGGTGTTAAGGAGCTAGATCTTAGAAAAACTGGTGGATTTATACCACCTGTTGGTATAAAAGAAAAAGCAGACGACATCCCAGCTATGTTATCTAATAATGAGTTTGTATTTACAGCAGACGCTGTAAGAGGTGCTGGCGGTGGCGATGTAAATGTAGGCGCACAAAGGATGTATGATACTATGAAAAGATTAGAAGCAGGAGGAAAAGCATAATGGCAGAAGTAGTAAGAACAGCGCCGGCAGAGTTTATAGAAGCGGGTGCAAAAACATTTTTAGACGATCTTACAAAAGCCATTGGCACGTTTAAAACTACAGATCTTTCTAAAATTATGGGTCCACAGTTTGTTGCTGGACCTGGTGCATTAACAACACAAGCAGAACAATTAGCGACCGGTCTTGGTGGCTTTCAACCTTTCTTAACAGAGGCAGCTGCAGCAGAGGCAGCAGCAAAAGGATTAGTAAGTCCAACAGCTTATCAAGCTTATACATCTCCTTTTCAACAAGATGTTATTGACACAACACTAGCAGAATTTGATAGACAAACACAAAGAGGTTTACCTGCATTATCTGCAAGAGCAGTTGCTGCAGGAGCATTTGGTGGTGGACGAGAGGGTATTGAAAGAGCAGAGTTTCAAGCAGCATCTGATAGAAACAGAGCAGCATTACAAGCGCAATTATTACAACAAGGTTTCGGTCAAGCACAAAATCTAGCTGCACAGGCTTTCAATCAACAAAGAGCTTTATCAGCAGGTCAATTAGGTTTAGCACAACAAACACCTGCATTATTAGGTCAACAGATCTCAGCACTAACAGGTTTAGGCGCGCAGCAAGCAGCAAGAGCTCAACAACAATTAACAGCTCAACAACAACTTGCATCAAGACAAGCCTTACAACCATTAGAAGCAGCACAACAATTTGGTTCTGGTGTTACACAATTAATCGCAGGATATCCAGGTAGAACTCAAATAGCTCCGCCTGCACCTACACCATCACCATTAGCTACAGGTTTAGGAACTGCATCAACACTAGCTGGTATTTACAGATTAATTAATCCAAGTCAGCCAACTATAACTATAAAATAATAATGAGTATAACTTTAAAAAGACCAATGTTTAGAAAAGGCGGAGAAGTCATGGAAGGTGTCATGACTGGTATTAAACCTAGAGAGATGTTTCAAGATAAAGGTATGTCAAATGAAATGGCAGACCAATTAAAAAATATTCAAAGCAGAGTTAATTTAGTTGATGCTGTTGCTGGAGCAGGGGCTAGTCCGTTAGCAAATCCATTAACACAATTTTTATTACAAACAGGTGCTAATCTTATAGGTGGTACTGCAGCTGGTGGCACAAAACTACAAGAAATTGTAGGTGCAGCCAAAGGGCCATTAGATAAAGCTGTTAAAGCTCAACAATTAAGAGATGCAAGTAGAAGAAAAATAGCTGCATCTTTAATAGGAAAAATGGGCACGGGTGGTTTACAAAAATATATTTTACAAGCACGAGATGCATTTAAATTTGATCCTAAATTAAAAGCTCAATATGGTGGTAACGTGCAAAAGTATGCCTTAGAATTATTTAACCAAGATAGATTTAGACAAGGTAAATCATCAGAAACTATTTTAAGAGAAACTTTAAATACTGAAGCTGAAGGCATAATGAAAAGAGAGAGAAATAGAGCAACTAAACAATCTTATTTCATACCATCAGCAGCTAAAGATATAGCTGAAGCAAAAGACGCTTTAGTAAAAAACAAAACATTTCAAGAGGGTACATTTAATATAGATACTAATCTATATTACCTACCACCGGAGAGTGATTATAAACCGGGTGAGAAAAAAGGAACATTAATTCCAGAAGACACAGATAGATTATCAATTAATAATCTCTACTATAATTATAATGATAAAACATGGTATCTTTATGACGGTGTAACACTGACGCCCAAGTTTAAAACAAAGAGGTAATTTCATATGATTGATGAAAGAGAATTTATCCTCATTGAAGAAGATGAATTACTAGAAGAAGATAAAGTAGAAGATATTCCAAAAGACGCTGAGTTTAATTTAGAAACAGTAGAAGAAGAAACAGAAGAGCCTATTGGCCTTGATGCATTAAAAGAAAAAGGCATTATATCAAAAGATAGTGTTACTGGAACTTTTATTGAAGAACAAGTTAGAGGTATCAGTAAAATTGTAGATAAAGTTCAAGGTAAAGAAGTAGAAGAAGATGTATCTCTTGTAGAATCTTTGGTGGGCGCAGGCATCAGTGCTGGTATAAAAATACCAAAAGGACTTATAACGTTTGGAACTTTACTTACTGATATATTTAGAGATGAAAATTTACCAGTAGATGAAACGTTAACAGCAAAATTTAACGAAGCTTTTGATCAAACAACGTTAGGTAAAATAGAACAAGCATCCTCAGAAGTTGCAAGAGAAACAGCGGCTGGTAAAATTACAGAGGCTGTCGGTCAATTATATGGTGCAGGAAAAATTGCACAAAAGACAGCTATACCTGTAATAGAAAAAGGATCTCAAAAAGTTAGACAATTGGTAAGTGCTATTAAAGGCGGTAGATATGTTAAAACTACAAACAATGTAAACGCAGCAAGAGCTGTAAAAAAAGCAAATGATTTAAATAGAATAACAGGAAAAGATAAATTTATAGCTATCGCTGTAGGTGGAGGAGTTGGAGGTGGTTTTATTGTATCAGATGTAGAAGACATAGGCACATTTGGTGATTGGGACTTTTTAGATTTTTTACCTACAGGATTAGATAGAGAACAAAAAAATTTAGGTGCAGAAGACGCGCAAAGACAGTTATTAAATAGATTAAAGTTTGGAGCTGAACTTGGTTTTCCTATTATACCAGCTGTGGTGGGCACAGGTAAAATTGGTAAACTTCTCGTGCAAAAAGGTAAAGATCTTGCGTATAGTGATAGTATGCTAGAAAGGTGGATAGATAGGTTTGTTGGTAAACCATTTAGATCTAGAAGTAATAAGACACAAGAATTATTTGACGGTATACAAAAATTAGAAGGTAAAAAGTCTGCTATAAAATCATTAGCAAAAGATGCTGCTAGAGACTTTGATGATAGATTAAGAGAGATATCAAAAGAAACGAGTGGCGCGGCGCTAGCAATTAAAGATCCGGATAGTTTTTCTAAAATTGTATCTGAATTTATGTTTAAAAGCACTGACGATGTTGTAACAAAAAACAAAATAATTTTTCCTGGATTTTCAAAAAAAGGCACAAAAAAGTTTACAGAGTCTTTAGATAAATTAGGTGTATCAAAAGGTTCTATTAACAAAATAGTATCTGATGCTACATCTTTTAGAGAAACTGCAGCTGGATTAAAAGATTTAATTGCAGCTAGTAAAAGTGTAACAGTGGGAAAAGAAAAATTAAATAAAATATTAAACCAAAGAGTTAAAGATATTTTATCTGTAGATTATAAAATTATTGATGACAACAGAGGCTTGTTTAATGGTTTTAGACCTGCAGCTGAGGATATTAAAAGAGTCGCTAATATTTTAAAAAGATATGCAAGAGACAACGGAAAAACATTAGATGACGCTACAGCTAATAAATTAGTTAATGATATAACTAAAAATGCATATAGAGATAGAACAACAAAAGAATTATTGTTTGATATTGGAGAGCAAAGTGCGTTAGCTGACTCTGCTGTGCAGAGAGTTAATATGGGTAAGTATATAACCACGGGTAAATTTAAACCTGATGGAAAAGGTGGACTAATACAAACAGAATCTGATCTTAATGCATTTAAAAAACTATTTGGTGAGTATAGAGATGCACAAAAAGGTATTTATAATGTAGCATCTGAACTTGCAGAAACAGTTGCAAGAGACAACTTTTATCAAACATTATTAGATGATAGCAAAAGAATTGCAGCAGCTTTGAAACAAGGTAATCCTGATATTCTTAGAGGTCAAATAGGAAGACCTATATTTTTTAGAAACTATAATGATGCTGTAGTAAATTTACCAAATCAAGAAATATCTAAAGTACCTTTAAGTTTAAAATCAGGTCTACCAGAAACAATTTATAAAAGTCCGTTGGATGGATACTTTACAACAGTGCCATATGCTGAAGCTATTAGAGTGGGGGACGCTGTAATAGGTAGTGGAATTACAAGAAGTTTAGCTTATAGAATGATAAACTTAATACCAAAAGGTTTTTCACAGGCTGCAAAAACCATTTTGGGTCCTTTTACACACGCTAGAAACTTTTTCTCTTCTATGTTTACAACAATACACAGAGGAAACATTTTTATACCACCATCAAAGATTGCAGAATTTTTAAATAGATCTAGAAAAACTGTGCAGCCACAGTTGTTATATAGAATGACAGGTAATCCAAAATTTAGAAATATGCCTGAAGATCAATCTCTTTACAGATTTTTATTAGAGGAAGGTGTTACTAATCAAAACATCGTGGCTAGAGAACTAGAGGGTATCTTCTCTGACATAACACAAGTTAGAACAGCTAACATGTCAGCTGATCAGTTTTTTAATAAAATATTAAATACAGGCACACGTAAATTTAAAAAATTGTATGGTGTAGCACAAGATTTATACACGGCAGAAGATGACTTTTTTAGAGTATATAATTTTTTAGCTGAGTTTTATAAATTAGATAATGCATTTAATGTTGCAATTAAAAAAGGTATTAAAGATATAAATGGTAAAGTTGTAACACAAGCTAGTAAACCAACAGATCTTGAGTTGATGAAAGAGGCGGCACAGATTGTAAGAGAGACTGTGCCTAATTATGCATACGTATCTGATTTTGTAAAAAGCGTTAGACGTTCACCACTTGGAAGTTTCGCAGCTTTCCCTGCAGAAATATATAGAACAGGTGTAAACACGACTGCAAGGGGATTAAAAGAAATAAAAGATCCTATAAGAAAACAAATTGGTTATAATAGTTTAATAGGTCAAGCAACTACTTACACTGCAATACCTGTAATAGCTACAGAAGGATTTAGATATTTATATGGAATAACTAGAGAACAAGTTAGTGCTTTAAGAGAAGTATTACCTACGTGGTCAGAGGATAACACTATTTTACCCGTATATGAAAATGGTAAATACAAATATATAGATTTTAGTCATGGCTTTTTCTATGACACAATGATTCAACCTGTGCAAACTACAGTGGCTCAAGTGCAAAGAGATCCTAATGCACCTTTAGTTCCACAACTTTTAGATGGTATGATAAAAGCCACAGGAAAAGTATTTGAACCTTTCATATCAGAGTCCATTTGGACAGAAACAGTGGCTGATATTTTTATTAGAAAAGGTAGAACAAAAGAGGGAAGACAGCTTTGGAATGATAGAATGTCACCAGGTGATAAATTTGCAGCAGCCGTGCAATATGCAGCTAAAGCATTGTCACCAGGATCTGCAGAACAGGTAAGACGATTATATAAAGCTGCAACAGATCAAACTTTAAAAGGTACGAAATATGAAATACCTGATGAACTTATGGGGCTATTTGGATTTAGAAAAGTGCCTGTTAATCTTGAAAAAACCCTTAACTTTAGAATACAAGAATTTAAAAGAGATGAACGAGCAGAACGTAATTTAATATATAGAGGTACAAGAACAGGAGATCCTGTCAAAGATGTAAATCAAATTATTAGACAATACATAGAGGCTAATAAACAAAGATTAGAAACATACAACAAAATGCGTAGGTTGTATGATGCTGTAAAAGTTTTAGGTATGAGAGATAAAAAAATAGCTGAAGAATTTGATGATCGAAATGCTTTAGATCTGTATGGTTTCATAGAAAATAACAAATTTAAACCGTTCTCTATAAGTGACAACGTAATTGCAGCATATGAAAAAGAATCAAAAGAAAAAAATATACCCAATCCTTTAAATAACCAAGTATTAAAACAACTTGGTAAAATAGAAAACAAGCTTTACAAACAAAAATTAAACCAACCTTTTATAATAAATGAAGAAGAGTATTTATTACCAGAACCAGATACTAGCATGGTGCCACCATTACCAGAGCAACCTATGCCAAACGCTGCAGTAGTACAGACTCCACCACCAGTAAATCAAACTGGGTTGACTATGACAGAGCAAGCGTTATTATCAGAAGAAGAAAAAATGATGAAACTAAGAGATAGAGGATTAGTATAATGGTAGCATTTTCAGATAGTAGTAGAGGACAAACGATGGAGGACACGTTCAGTGCAGCTGCGTCTGGAGGAGCCACAAATCCTGGTGGATTTGGAAACAATGGCGGAGGTAATGATAACAATGATCCTTATCAAGGTTTTGTACAAGCATCACAACCAAGAGGCTTGTCAGCAATAGAACGTGCAGTTGAAAATACCGTTCAAAAAACAAAAGATTATCTTTCAAATCCTGTTAATCAAAGAGGTATAATAGGTGGTTTATTAGGTGGACTTTTATTAGGACCGTTTGGAGCTTTTCTTGGTGGATCACTTGGACAAAGGTATGGCGGAAACGTATCAAGTTTTTTTCAAGGTCCAGAAACAAATACTGATGACACAGAAATAGATATGTTAAAAAGAGCTGGGTTGTTACCAAATCAATTTACAATGCCAATGAATAAACCCAATATACCTTTTTTAACAGAGGGTGGTATTACAACTTTGAGAGATTTTCCTAACATATCAAATCAAGTGGCTGAAATAACTAAAATGCAACAAAAAGCTTTAGATAAACAAAAAATGGGACTTAATACAGGACTTTTTACTATTGAGGATATTCAAAAAAATATTGAACCTTTAGGAAATCCTAAAAGTCCAGCTACGATTGAAGAAATTAAAGAATATTACGGAATAGTATAATGCCAAACGGAAAACCACCAAAGACAACTGGCGAACATTTAGTATCTCTCTACGGATACGTGCAAGGTTTTAAGAGACAAATAGATCACTTACATCAAGACATAGGAAAGTTAGAAAAGAAAACAGATACAGTTATCTATTGGATTATTGGTGGTGCGTTTACAACTATACTAACGCTTGTAGGTTTATTTAATCTATTTATACATTAGATCCAAGCTTTCAACTCTTCACCCATAATCTCTGTAGCAATATTAACTTTGTTACGAAGCGATTTTACAATCTTGTCATCAATGGTATCTTCAGCCATAATATCAATGTACGTCATAGGTTTTTCTTGGCCGATACGATCTATTCTAGCTTCTGATTGTTGTCTCTTCTCTAAATCATAACCGTTAGAATAATAAATCATTGTTGATGCACCTGTAAGTGTAATACCATAACCACCTGTTTGCGGTGTACCAATTATAAATCTAACAGATGAATCTTTGTCTTGTATTTTTTTAATTGCTTTTTGTCTATCATCCGTAGTCGTATCACCGTAGTAAGTTACCACCGTATTTTCGCCATATTTTTTTGATATAGCCTCTACAATTTTTTCTATGTCATGTCTGTAATGAGCCCATATTACAGCTTTACCCTCTACTTCCTCTAGTATGTCCATTAATTCTGAAATACGATTGTTTTTAAGATCCTGCACCGTGCCATCATTTGACTTAAAATGACCACAAGTTATTTGATGTAATCTCATAAGCTGTGTAATTACAGTTGCAGATGTAACCATTTTACCATTTAAGAATGCAATAGCTTCTTGTTTCATTTGTTTATACACTTTCTTTTGTTCATCTGTGAGTTCTACTGTTCTTTTCATAAATGTTTTTTTAGGTAGATCTAGACAATCATCTTTTAATACACGATATGAAAAAGGTTTTAATTTTTCTGATAGCTCTGCTAGATTTCTATATCCAACTACAATTTCAACTTGTCTACCAGATACATTTATCTTTCTACACACTGCGTATCTAGTTTTAAATACATAATATGATGATTGATCTAATAAATAAGGGTCTAAAAAATAACATTGTGTAAATAAATCTAAAGGTGATTTTGTAACTGGAGAACCTGTGAGTATTCTTCTGTATTTAGTAAATTGTTTTAAATAAATTATATTTTTAGTTCTTTTTGCTGCAGGGTTTTTTATAGTCGTAGACTCGTCTATGCCCATTAATGCATTGTGACTAGATAAAAACTTCTCTGCAAACTGCATACCTTTTTTAGTAGAGAATGCTTCTACGTTCATAATTAATATATGAAGTTCTGCGCCTGTGGCAAACAAAGGTTTTAAGTCTAGTGCATCAGGTTTAGTTTTCCATAAACCCACCTTTTTCTGTATGTAATCAGGCATATGGTTTGGTATTTCTTGATCAAACCAGTTTTTATACACACCTTTCGGTGCAACAATCAAAGCTCCATTTATTTTGCCAGCGTTGTAAAGCATGGCAATGTTATCAATCAATACTTTAGATTTACCGGTACCCATTTCCATAAAATACGCAAAGACTTCTTTATTCCAAGACATCTCAAGCGCTTTCTTTTGATGAGCAAAAGGCTTGCTTTTATATTTATAGTGCATATTATAATTTTACTTTCTATTGCAAGCGTATATATTATGTGATAAAAAATGTCAAGAAAGTATTTATGGTAGATTACGAAAAAATAAAACATACAGATAAACAATCTATAGTATATGTCATACAAGATATACCTGGGACTAAAGCTGGTGCACCTAAAATCAATATCATAGGAGCAACACAATTTGGTAACTTACGAGTATTACTACCAGAAAACTCACAGATTATATTGAGTCCAAATTATGTCATCACTACACTTAGACAAAAATTAAAAGAATATACTATTAGGGATTATTTACTACTTACAGGCGATCCTGCCATAATTGGTGTGGCCTGTTCAATAGTGTCAGATATTACGAACGGAAAATACAACTTATTGAAATGGGATAAACAAGAAAGACGTTATTATCCTGTAGAAATAAATTTATATTCTAAGGGTTGACATATATATTATTAACCTATATATAAGAAAACAAGAAAGTTATGACAATTGATTTTGAAAAAGATAGGATGCAATCTGTTGAGCAGATAGATTCTGCTAAACGATTATCAGATAAGTGTATAGAACTTAAAAGTTTAGAAGATGAGATTGCTAACGCAGAAGAAAGCGTTAAAAAATTAAAAGAAAAAGCAAAACAAATTTCTACTGTAGAAATTCCAGCTATGATGGATGATATGCAGATAACAAAATTAAAGCTGAAAGATGGTGAGTCCGTAGAGATTAAAAAAATATACGGCGCATACATACCTCCAGATCAACAAGAGGCAGCTTTTACATGGCTTCGTAACAATAACTTAGGTGATATTATCAAAAATGATATTACTGTTACCTTTGGTAAGGGCGAAGATAACAAGGCGGCAGAATATGCTGTCCTTGCAAAAGGTCAGGGGTATGAACCAGTCCAAAAGATTGGTGTTCATCCCCAGACTTTAAAAGCAATGGTCAGAGAGCGTTTAGAGGCAAATCAAGATGTTCCATCTGATCTATTTAAACCGTTTGAGGGTAACCAAACGAAAATAATAAGGAGAAACTAGAAATGAGTAGCGAGAAACAAGTAACTACTAAAAAGACAAACCTACCATCTGCAGGTTTATTTGAAGCAGATGCACAAGCTGGTTTTGAGAATGTGAAGACAGAAAGTCTGGCTCCACCTATCTTAAAACTTTTACAGAACGGATCAGCAGAGGCACAGAAACGTAATCAAAATTACGTAGAGGGTGCAGAACCTGGTATGTTCTTAAATACTGTTACGAAAGAGCTATATGATGCTGACAAGGGAATTGAAGTAATTCCATGTTATTATAGATTAGAATACCAAGAGTGGGCAGATTATGGAACTGGTTCAGGTAGACCGGAAAACATATATCCAGACTCATCTGATATTCTAGATAAAACTACCAAAGGACCTGATGGCAAGGACAGATTACAAAATGGTAATTACATTTTGACTGTTGGCCAACACTTTGTAATTATTAAAGGTGAAAAAGGTTCAAGCACTGCGATGATATCAATGAGCTCATCACAAGGTAAGGTTAGCAGAAAATGGAACTCCATGATGAAGTCTATTAGTTTAGACGGTAAAAATGGTCCATATACTCCACCATCGTTTAGCCACATCTATAGATTATCTTCTGTCCTAAATACAGGAAAAGGTAATCAATGGTACGGTTACAACGTTGAAAAAGTTGGAATGTTGGAAGATGCTACGATGTACGAACGAGCAAAGAAGTTCTACTCTAGCATGGCTAACAAAAGCTAATAAAATTTTGGGGGCGGTTCGTTGCTTCGTCCCGCCTCCAAAAGCATAGTGGTGATGACAGACGTAGAAAAATTTATAAATATATTTGAAGGTTCTTATAGTGCCTACGGTCAGACTAGAAAAACAAATGAGTTTGACGAGAGAGGTAAACACAAGACAAGATCTTTTATAATTAAAAAAAGACCTAGCAAACAAATGTTTATGGATCATTTGATGGGTAAAGATCCTGCTCTTGGTATTATTCCTATTAATGAGGAAAATAAATGTAAGTGGTCTTGTATAGATATTGATGTATACAACGGCTTTAACCATAAAGAATTAATTAGAAAGATAAGAGAATATAAGTTTCCATTATTAGTGTGTAGATCTAAATCTGGAGGTGCGCATGTATTTTTATTTACAGATAACTTTGTTCCTGCAGCATTAATTAGGAGCAAACTAAAAGATATGGCAGCCAAACTTGGTTATGCTAACGCAGAAATTTTTCCTAAACAAAATAAAGTAGACATGAACAAAGGCGGTACAGGTAGTTTTTTAAATTTGCCTTATCACAATGCGTTGTTGTCTTTAAGATATGGGGTTAAAGATGATGGGTCGGCTATGGATTTAATTTATTTTTTTGAAGCGCATAGTAAAGTAAAACTAACAGAAGATCAACTCTCTAAATTGTCTATTCAAGAAGAAAAAACAGTTGACAACCTACTCACTGGTGCGCCACCATGTTTGGTTACAATCGCAAAACAAGGAATACCCAACGGACAAAGAAACAATGCCATGTATAACTTTGGTGTTTATACAAAGAAAAGATTTCCTGATAAATGGCAAATAGAAATATTTAAATACAACGACGCATATTGCCAACCACCATTAGATAAAAAAGAAATAGATACACTTATTAAATCAATAGATGGTAAAGACTACAATTACAAATGTAAAGATGAACCCATTGCATCTTTTTGTAATTCTAAAAAATGTGTCATGCAAGAGTTTGGTGTGGGTGATGGTGTGCCAGAGACAGAGATAAAAGAAATACAGAAGTATGATTCTGATCCTCCTTTGTATTATGTAACTATCGGTGATGAACAGGTAGAAGTAGAATCACAAGACTTACATGAACCAGATAGATTTTCACTCAAATGTTTAGAACAAATTAACCAAGCTATGCCACCAGTTGGCAAACTGATTTGGAGAAAGGCAATAAATAAATTATTAAAAGACACAATACCGATTGAAGCACCGGCATCTACAAAGATA